TTCCATCAACGATGCCGCCGGGCATATCGTCACCCGGGTGCATCACTCCCGCGTCGTCCGGTTCATTGGCAGAGAACTGCCGGAACTGGAACGGCAGGCGGAGCTTTACTGGGGCGAATCCGAGGTGGAAGCCCTGTACAAGGATGTTGTGGCCCACGATAATGTTTCGGCCAACATGGCAGCGCTAACCTTTCAGGCCAACATCAACACCATGGAGGTCAAGGGTCTGGAACAGCTGCTTTCCCTTTCCAGCCCGGATGTGCAGCGGCGCTTCTGGAACACCATGCAGGCCCAGAGTGTGCTGCGCTCCAACTTTGGTGTACAGCTGGTGGAACAGGGCAACAAGATCAACAATACACAGTACACCTTCACCGGCCTGCAGGAAGTGTACGAGAGCATGTGCCTGAACCTGTGCGGCGCATCCCACTACCCTATGACGAAGCTGTTCGGACGCTCTCCTGCCGGCATGAACGCCACCGGCGAAAGCGATTTGAAGAACTACTACGACTATGTGGATACCCTGCGGGAAAGCAGACTGCGCCCGGTTCTGGAAAAGCTGCTGCCTGTTCTGGCCCGTTCCGCAGGCATCCAGCTGGAAGATGCAGACCTCAGCTTCCCGCCGCTGTGGACACCAACCGCAAAAGAGACCGCCGACATTGCCAAAATCAAGGCTGACAGCATCGTTAGTGCGTTTCAGTCCGGCTTGCTGGATGTGCCCGCTGCACAGCAGGAGCTGCGCCGCCTGAGCGATGAGACCGGCATGTTCGGCAGTATCACCGATGAAGCCATTGCCGCTAATGCGGGCAAGACTTATCAGGACGTGACCGCCATGCGCGACCCGCTGGCGGGGCTGACAGAAAATCTGACCGGAATGGAGGTTCCTACTGCGGACACCTCGGTATTCGATTTCAACTCCCGCCACGACCCCTCCGACGGACGCTTTACAAGCGGCGGCGGGAGCGGTAAAATAGAGAAAACCAAGTACGCACCGTCTCCGCAGAGGAGCGAGAGCAAAATTCAGCTCAAGCCCAAGACCTATGCAAGGCTCACCGGTGTGTTGAACACGCAGTACCCGGGGCTTCTGGCTGGTGAAAAGGTCATTATTCGGGATGCCAATTATCAGTACCACGTTACTGCAGATGGCTTTGGTGGACTGAGCGTTGAACGGCGCATTCCAATCACGAACAGGAGGAAAAAATGAGCAAGCAGGAATCTGTATGGGTGCAGTATGTTCGTGAGCACTATGAACCTGCCTCTGATGTCGAGATGTCCTATGAGGACGAAAATAATTTGCTTTGGCTTTTGAATGCACCGGCAGGATATCAGGTTGAGGACGAGATGCTTGAGTATGCACAAAAGCACCCGGATGCAAGCATGAAAGAACTTATCGAATACTTCGATGAAGTTGCCCCGGACGGGCTTACTCCGGGCGACGATGGGCTAGACCTTGAGGAGAATTGACCTATGGCCAAGGATGATTACTTTGTTCTTGCATATCGCATTCTTTCATATCTCTACGCCTGCTTCAAAGCTGGCGAACGGCCTGATATGGACTGCATTTCAGCGGATGTTCTTCATATCCCCGTGGGGTACTGGTTCAACATCATGCGCAGCCTGACAGAAGAAGGCTATATTGTAGGGCTTGTTTTCCCTGCGTCGATCGGCTCCGCTGTCAGCGTCAAAGTCATTGACCTTCGCATTACGCAGAAAGGCATTGAGTTTTTGCAGGAAAACAGCATGATGAAAAAGGCCGCTGCTTTCCTCAAAACGATCAAGGAAACAGTGCCCTGCATTTAATTTAACAGTACAAGCGTCAGACGAAAGTCCGGCGCTTTTCTTTTGCCCATTTTCAGGAGGAAGCCTATGCCCACCCTTGCCCGTGCATCCCCTGACCGGGAACTGGAACGGCTCATCCGGCTGTACCTGCGTGCCGAAACAGATATCATCAACGAGATCGGCCGTCTGCGCAGTCAAGGCCTTGTGGATTATCACGCTGTGGCTGCTCTGGAACGGGTGCAGGCCATTCTCCGCCAGCTTGAAACGCAGGACTGGGAGTATGTACCGCGCCTTGTGGAAGCGCAGTTCTATGTGCGCCGCCCGGATGCCAGAGCTGTGCCCGGCGAGACGGTAGAAAAGCATCGGGCCGGGTATCTCAATGCTAAGACCCTCACCAGCACCCAGACGGACATTGTGCAGCGGCTGACCATGAACCTCATGGGCCAGCTGACCGATGCCCACAGCACTGTGCTGGCAGGCCTGCAGAGTGCCCTGCTGGGCCGCACGGAACCGGACATTTACCGGCGCGTTGGGCTGGAACAGGTAGCCGAACAGCAGGCTGCAGGGCGTGGCATCAACCAGAGCGTGCCCGCCTTTGTGGACGCTCTGCGCCGGGAAGGCGTGACAGCCTTCACTGACAAAGCAGGCCGGAACTGGAGCCTGCACACCTATGCAACAATGGTCTCCCGCTCCACCTCGCGGCAGGCAGAGATCTTGTCTGTGATAACCGCTGACCCGGAACAGGATCTATACCAGATCAGCGCCCACGGCACCACCTGTGCCCTGTGCGCTCCCTACGAGGGCCGGGTGTACAGCCGCAGCGGAAAAGACCCGGACTTCCCGCCGCTTTCAGACGCCTTCGGCAAGATGGACCCCGCTGGGCCGGATGATCTTTCCAACAGCTGGCTGAACATCCACCCCAACTGCCTGCACAGTCTCCGCCCGTGGACACCGGCAGGACGCACGCCGGAAGAGCTGGAACGCATCAAACGTTTTTCAAGCCCAAAGACGAACCCCTACAGTCGCGACCCGCGCACCGAGGAGCAGATCAAAGCCTACCGCGCCAAAGAGAAGGGCCGTGCCAAGTGGCTGCGTGAATACAGGCAGTGGGAGAAGTACCGCACCACGCTGGGCGACAAGGTGCGCAAGACCTTTGCCACCTTCCAGCGGCACAAGCTGGCCGGGGATGAAAAATATCAGGGCTGGGTGAGCGCTTACCGTGACCGCCAAACCTGAAACGAACACGATGCAGACAGCACCGTGTTTTTTTATACCCATTTTTCGGAGGTGATGCCCCTTGATTGCCTATTACGGCAGTAAAATCAGCGAACACATGACCAAGACCCCGGAGGGCTTCCTCATCTGCCATGACGTGCCCATTGCGCGCATCGGCCAGCAGGAATACTTTGCCGGGGAACTGGGCCTTGACGGCGATCCTGACCGCCTTGTGCAGGTGCAGCGCCGCCCTGAAGATGTGTTCGACCCGGCAGCAGTTGCCAGTTTCGAGGGTAAGGATGTAACCCAGAATCATCCTCCTGAACGCCTGACGCCGGAAAATCACGCCCTTTACGCCAAGGGCCACGCAGAGAATGTTCACCGGGAGGGCGATTATCTTGTCGCTGACCTTCACCTGAAGGATCCCGGCCTGATCTCTGATGTGGAAAACGGCGTGACGCGGGAGGTGTCCTGCGGCTACCGGTGCTGCTACACGCCGGATGGCACGGGATACCGCCAGACTAATATCCGAGGAAACCATGTTGCGATCGTGCCCAGAGGGCGCGCAGGGCATCTGGTTGCCATTCAGGACAGTGCCGCCGCACCGGCGGAGAAAGGAACTGCAATGAACGAATCCGAAAAGAACCCCGCCGCTGTTGTGACTGCCGCGCCGGAAGCCGCACCCGCATCTACGCCGGAAGCTGAACCCGCAAAAGACGCACAGCCCCCTGTGGCCGAAACTGCCCCCGCAGAGGACAGTGTCCCGCCTGCACCGGCAGAAAAGCCCGCAGGCAACAGTATTGATGCCAAGCTGGATGCTATCCTGAACGCCGTGACCACGCTGGTAAAGGCGCTGTCGCAGAAGGCACAGGAGCCTGTACAGCCGCCCGCCGACGCTGACCCCGGCAAGGATGACGGCGTGGACGGCCTGCTGGCAGGCATCACCAAGGCCGCACAGGACAGCGCAGCACAGGCTGCCCACCGTTCCGGCCGCACCAGCTACGAAGCAGCCTGTAAAGAATCGCAGGCCGCGTATGACGCATTCAACCCGCACAAGCATAAGGAGGCTTGATCGTATGGCACTTTCTCAGCTCAACCCGCAGATCATCGGCGCGGAGATGGATCACGGCTTTGCCGGTTCCTACGCACGCCAGCCCGACATGATCGTTGTCACTCGCCCTGTGGGCGAAAAAGAGCCCCTGCCCTTCGGCATGGCTCTGATGTATGATGCAAACGGTGCCGTTGTCCTGATGCAGGGCTCCGGCGTTACCGCAGACAGGTTTGCTGGCGTGGCAGGCCGCGAGATGCGCTCTGCCCTGTCTTACACCGACCAGAACACAGGCGCATACACCACCGGCGATGCTGGCAGCGTGTTCCAGCGCGGCAGCATCAACGTGCTGTGCCAGAAGGGCACCCCGAAGCGCGGCGGCGCAGTGTACGTGCGCATCATCAAGAACACTTCGCTCCCCAATGCTGTCGTGGGCGGCTTTGAGGCCGAGGCAGACAGCACCAGCGCCAACACCGTAAAGCTGACCGGTTGCCAGTGGGGCGGCTCTGCAGACGCAAACGGCGTGGCCGAGCTGGTCATTCTCACCCGTCAGAACGTGTAACAGGAGGAACAGAATATGTCAGATTTCCAGAATGTCGGCAATTTCGATGCCGGTGTGTTTACCCCGAAGCTGGGCGGTGTTGCGCCGTCCGGCTCTTCTTTTACCATGGACGCAGCAGGCATTGCGTCTGGTGGCGCATTCCTGACCAGTGAGCTGGAAAAGCGTGACCCGCTGATCCGCAAGCCCCTCACCAGCGTCACCTATGCCCGCGATATCCCCATCCAGACCGGCGGCGGCTGGGTGGACTACGTCACCGCCATGAACGTGGCCTACGGCATCACCGGCGGCTCCGGCTCCGGTGCTGTGGGTGCAGGCGGTGCCAACGGCACGCCCATCATTCAGGCCAACGTTGCCAAGGGCGCATACAAGGCGCACCTGTTCAGCGCGGCTCTGCGCGTGAACTTCGTGGACATGCAGCGCTCCAACCTCATCGGCCGCAGCCTTGATCAGCTGCTGCAGGACGGCATCCGCCTGACCTACGACAAGCACATGGATGCCAACGTCTACACCGGCTTCGAAGACTACGGCACCACCGGCCTGATGAACAACCCCAATGTCACCGAGACCACTGCTGCCAGCAATGGTGCGGACTCCTCCTCTACCAAGTGGAAGGATAAGACCCCGCAGCAGATCCTGAAGGACGTGAACGACCTGCTGAGCGCTGTGTGGGCTTCCTGCGAGTATGACACCGATGCCATCCCCAACCACATCCTGCTGCCTTATGAGCAGTACAACTACATCCTGACCACCATGGTGTCCGATCTGGCATCCGAGACCATCTACGACTTCCTGATGAAGAACAACGCCGCTGTCAAGAATGGTGGTGAGTTGTTCATCGGCGGCTGCCGCTGGTGTAAGGGCGCAGGTACCGGCAAGACCGACCGCATGGTGGGTTACGTGAACAAGCCCCGTTACATCAAGATGGACGAACTGGTGCCTATGAGCCGCATCATGACTGCTCCTAACGTGACCAATGTCTGCTATGATACTGCATACATGGCAAACATTTCCGAGGTGCAGCTGTTCTACCCCACCTCCATTCTGTACGTGGACGGCATCTGAGAAAGGAGAAGCATCATGTTCATCCTCGCAAAGCGCAACATCATCATTCCCAGCCCTGCACCCGGTGTTGCACCGGTCGTGCTGAAAAAGGATGGTTTTGCCACCGTCCCCGACTGGGCCGCGGAGACGGCCTATTTTAAGGCACTGGCGGCCGATGGTAAGATCGTTGCCACCGAACACCGCGATAAGGACATTCAGGCTGCAGCTGAAAAGCCGGTAAAGACCCGCAGGGCCAAGGCTGAGGAGAAGCCCGCAGAGCCTGCTGCGGCAGAGTAAGGAGAACGGCATGATCTACGGTGCACAGTTTGGTGGAGTCCGCCAGCAGGCGGCGAACCTCGGCGGCAGCGTCGGAAATTACACCGCTGAGCAGTTCAAGGAAGAATATCCGCAGTTCTGCAATGCCGACGGCAAGTGTCACCTGCCGGATGCTCTGCTGAATGAGATCGTGCGCATGGCCAATGTCAGCGTACAGCCGGACAAATGGCTGTACAGCTGGCACTACGCCGTGGGGCTGTATGTGGCACATTACGTGACCCTGCAGCTGCGCACCTTTGCTGAAAGCAGCGCAACGCCTGCGCAGGCTGCAGCTTCCGGTGCACTGGTGGGCGTGGTGAAATCCGCCACACTGGGCGACAGTTCTGTGACCTACGACACCTCCGCCCTGACCGCAGGCACTGAGGACTGGGGCGACCTGAATGCTACCACTTACGGCCAGATGCTGGCCAACCGCGCCCGGTTCATCGGGCTTGCGGGCAGTTATGTGATCTGAGGTGATGAAGGATGGACTGGACGGACTGGTACACCGACACGGCAGATGTGTTCCGCAATGAGAAAGTGACCGAGAACAGCCTGACCCACATGGAACGCAGGAAGGTGCTTTCCGGTGTTGCCTGCCGGGTCTATCAGACAAAGACCAGCGGGCTGCAGATGAACCAGACTGCTGCCAGCATCACCCAGACCGATAAGCTGGCCTGCGGCATCGAAGTGGATATCAAGCCCGGAGATGAGCTGGTGATCCACAGAGGTGCAAAGCTGGGTTATACTGCGCCGGACGAGCGCTATTTTGCAGACACACCGGAGCGCTATTATGAACCCTTCGGTGCGGTCATGCCGGGGCTGGCCCATCAGGAGATCACACTGTTGAAGCAGGAGCGTGTGAAATGACGCTGGATGAATACATTCAAAAACTGGAAGCAGCTCAAAAAGTTCTGCCGGATATGATTTCTGTTGCCGCGAAGAACGCCACCATCCGCGCAGTGGAAGCCGCACAGGAAAAGACCCCGCCCACAGCAGACAGCCTGAGCGGCATCAACACCCGCACCGGTGAACTGAAGCAGCATTGGGCCACGGACAGCAAGATCATCCCGGAGCAGCAGGCCGGGCAGTATGTCACCGAGCTGAATAATAACAAAGAATATGCTTCTTTTGTGAATGACGGCCACCGGATGGACAAACATTTTGTGCCCGGCCTGTATGTGAACCCTGCTTCCGGCCTGCTGGAATATGACCCCAGCCGGAAAGATGAGGTGGGCATCATGGTGGGCACCCAAACGCAGTACGTGGAAGGCTTGCACATGACCGATGCTGCCCAGCAGGCTTACGAAGAAACGCTGCAGGCGGAACTGGAAAGAACCGGCAGAGAGCTGGAAAGGATTCTGAGATGAACTTTACAGTTACCACCATTGCACGTTCGCTGGCGGCACATCTCGCGCCTGTCCTGCCCGGTGTGCAGATGCTTGAAGATCCCGCCCAGCAGGGTGTAGAACCGCCCTGCATGTTCCTGCAGCAGCGGTATTCCAACATCAAACCGCACCCGGGTGGGCGCTGGCTGCGCACCATCGGCGTAGACCTGACCTATCTGCTGGATTACAACCTGCCTGACCTGCAGCAGCAGTACAGTGCCGCCGCAGAAACCTTAGACCTCTGCATGGAGGTGTTTCCCTATACCGATGGTACAGACACCGCCCTGCTGCGGGCCTATGACCGCAAGACAGACATTGATTCCGACGGTTTGCATTACAAATTCGAGTTGCGTATTTTTGTGGAAAAGCCCGAAGATGCTGTAAAGATGCAGACCCTGAGCATCGATCAGAAGGTGGATAAATGAAAGAAAAAGAAACCCAGTATCGCCGTGAAGTTCTGCTGAAGGACCCGCGTTTTGCGAGATATCAGCCGGACTTTCTGGCTGCGGTACTGAACAAACCGTATTACACCCTCGCAGAGGCGCAGGCCGCTGTGAAAGATTTTTGGAAGGAGTGACCCGCTATGGCAGCAGGTGGAACCTTTACCGTACAAAACAAAGTCCGGCCGGGCGTTTACTTTCGCTTCCGGTCTAAGAACAAACAGGATCTGACCGTCGGCGACCGCGGCATTGCTGCGCTCTGTGAACCTCTGCATTGGGGTCCGACGGCCAAAGTGATTGAGATCGATGCCGGTGCCGACATGACCGTGTACACCGGTTATGATATTACTGCGCCGGAAAACCGGTTTCTGACCGAGATCTTCAAGGGCACCAACCGCACGGCAGCGCCCCGCAAGGTACTGCTGTACCGTCCCACGGCCAGTGGTGCCGTAAAAGCCACCATGGAGATCGCGCCGCTGACCGCTACCGCAAAGTATGTGGGCGTACGCGGGAACGATATCTCCGTCGTTGTGACGGCGCTTTCCTCGCCGGAAGGCAGCTTTGAGGTCTCAACTGTAGTGGATGGTGAGATCAAAGACCAGCAGACCGCCAAGACGGTGGAAGAACTGGCTGCAAACAGCTGGGTGGACTGGAGCGGCACCGGCGCTCTGACTGCCAATGTCGGAACTGCCCTGACCGGCGGAGAGGACGGCGTGGTAGCAGCTTCGGCTTACAGCGCATTCCTGACCGCCATTGAGCCCTACAAGTTCGATGTGCTGATCTACGATGGCGCGGACAACACGGCGCGTACCGCGATGGAAAGCTTCATCAAGCGGGTCAATACCGAGACGGGCCGCTATTCTCAGCTGGTGGAATCCGGCAGCACCAATCCTGACACCCGCTATATCGTCAACGTGGATTCCGGCGCTGTTCTGGATGATGGCACAACCCTGACCCCGCAGCAGGTGTGCTGGTGGGCAGGCGGCGCACTGGCTGCAGCCACCTATGGCGAAGACCTGACCAACGCCGTCTATCCCAATGCTGTGGACATCTCTCCCCGGCTGACCCACAGCCAGTACGTGGATGCCATCAATTCCGGCAAGTTCGTCCTGAATGCCGATGATGGTACAGTCCGCGTGGAGTATGATATCAATTCTCTGGTCACCTACACTTCGGAGATCGGCGAGGTGTACCGCTACAACCGTACCATGCGGCTGTGCAACACCATCGCCAACGACCTGTATTCTCAGTTCTCCAAGAACTATGTGGGCATTGTGGACAACACCGATGCGGGCCGCATGGAGTACAAGAGCGCCGTCGTGAAGTACCTGACCCAGCTGCAGGCATCCGGTGGCATCCAGAACTTTGATGGCGAAACCGATGTCACCGTTGAGAAGGGCGATGCCAAGGACGCGGTGCTTATCACGCTGGCGATCGAAGCCGTGGGCAGCACCAACAAGATCTACATCACGCTGGATGTGGCGTAAGGAGGGATTTTAATGTATTTGCTTGCACAGGACACCCTGAACGGTGCCGAAGGCAAAATCACCGTCACTCGTGATGGCCGCATCACAGAGATCTGCGGCATGAAAAACATCAAGACTGTGGCTGGCATTCAGACCTCGGACATGAAGACCATCGGCACCCGCACGGTGCAGAAAAAGGCCAATGGTGTCACGCAGACCGGCACCGGCAATGTCTACTTTGGTTCCAACGGCAGCAACCTGTTCACCGATATGCTGCTGCAGTATATCAACACTGGTGTAATGGAAACCTTTGATATCACCATCACCAACAACGACCCCACGGCCAGCGTGGGCGATCAGGTCATGGGCTATTATGGCTGTATGCTGACCGGTGAGATTCCGCTGTCCATCCTGAACGACGACGAAGCAATGCTGAACTATGACTTCAATTTCAGCTACACCAAGGTAAACCGTCTGAAAGCATTTTCCGACCCGGTCAATCTGGGCAACTGATAGGAGGTATTCTTTATGAGCGCACTTTCCGCATTTCTGCATCCCGCTGTTCCTACGGAAGAAAAGGAGCTTGTCATTTCCAAGCGCTTTCTCGGCGCAGATGGCAAACCTGTTCCGTTTAAGATCCGCGCCCTGACCCAGGAAGAAAATTCTTCCCTGCTCAAGGCATCCACCCGCAAGAAAAAGGTAGGCCAGCAGTGGCAGGACGAGATGGATGCCAACGAATATTCCAGCCGCATGATCGTGGCTGCAACGGTATTCCCCGACTTTCACAGCGCTGAGCTGTGCGAAAACTATAACACCAAAGATCCTGTCCAGGTCCCCGGCAAGATGCTGCTGGCCGGTGAGTTTCTCAAACTCATCACCGCCATCAACGAACTGTCCGGATTGGATGAAGGCCCGGACGAAGAAGCAAAAAACTGATCGCCGGGGACCTCTGGGATATTGATGTTCTGACAGCTTACTACTGTTTTGACAATCTCGGCTGGTCCCCCGGTCAATACGATGCCCTGCCGGAGCGTGAAAAGGCTCTGGTCCGGGCATTTGCTTTGCGTACAATGGAAAAGCGCTTAAAAGAATCCCGACAGATGAAGGAGGCTGGACACAGTGGCTGATATCCATTCAAGGTTCATTCTGGACGATCAGGCTTCCAATCCGCTGGCCGGGTATATCACAGTCGCGAAGAATGCGGCTTCTGCAACCACCGCTGCACAGCGCCAGCTGAAAAGCTATGAATCCGCACTGCGGAGCACAGAGCTTGCTTCTGCTAAGGCAACTGCGGCCTTTGAAGCCAGTGCTCAGCAGCTGGATGCCATGCGCGCTGCCGGTGAAGCGGGCACCGCTGCGTACAAACAGCTTGAGACCCAGAACGAACGCCTGCGTTTGAAGGTGGAAGCGCTGGGTACACAAACCGGCATCCTTACCGGAAAAGCCCGTGAAACGCAGGCTGCGGTGGAAAAAGAAGCCGCCGCTATCCGAGAACAGGCCGATGCCGCTGAAAAAGCATCCAAAAGCACCAAAGAACTTTCGGACAATCAGAAAGCGGCCACGTCTTCCGCTGATGCTCTGGCAAGCGCTGTGAAACGGCTTGCTGCTTCTTACCTCAGTATTCAGGGGCTGAAAAGAGCCGTAGACCTTTCAGACAGCTTGGTTTCTACCCGCGCCCGGCTTGACCGTATGAACGATGGCCTGCAGACCACGCAGCAGTTGGAAACGATGATCTACCAGTCCGCGCAGCGTTCCCGCGGCAATTTTATGGACACCATGGGGCTGGTTTCACAGTTGGGTACTATGGCGGGCAGCGCATTTGGCAACACAAAGGAGATCGTTCAGTTTGCAGAACAGTTGAACAAACAGCTTGCGCTCTCCGGCGCATCCGGGCAAGCTGCGCAGGCTGCAATCCTTCAACTGGAACAGGGCCTTGCATCCGGCGTGCTGCGCGGCGATGAGCTGAACAGCGTCATGGAGCAGGCACCGGCCATTGCAAGAGCCATTGCGGACTATCTGCAGGTGGATATGGGCAAGCTGCGGGAGATGGGTCAACAGGGCCAGCTCACCGCCGCCGTTGTGAAGAACGCCATGTTTGCCGCCGCCGCAGGGACCAACGCCGAATTTGCCAAAACTCCCATGACTTGGGCGCAGGTGTGGACGGTGGCTTCCAACGCTGCCATCCGCGCCCTTGACCCGCTGCTTGCGGCCATCAACTGGGTAGCGAACAACATCCAGACGGTCGTCCCCATTGTAATTTCTCTGGGAACCGCCTTTGGTGTGCTGCTGATCGCCGCCAACTGGACGAACATTCTGGCATTTGCTTCTGAGAAAGCCGCTGCCGCACAGGCATTTCTCAATGCCGTCATTGCCGCAAACCCGGCCGCACTGGCCGCTGCCGCCGTTCTGGTGCTGGTAGCTGCCCTGTATGCAGGTGTTGCTGTGATGAACCACTTTGCAGGCACAAGCGTTTCCGCTACAGGTATCATTACGGGCGCATTTGCTGTGATGGGTGCATTCGTGTTCAACAGTGTTCTGGTTCCCCTGCAGAATGGATTTGCCATGTTTGCAAACTTTGTGGGCAATGTGTTCACGAACCCGGTCGCAGCTGTGAAAGTTCTGTTCTATGATATGGCAATCACCGTTTTGCAGTATATGCAGAATATTGCGTCCGCTGTTGAGGGGCTTATCAACATGATCCCCGGCGTGACGGTCGATCTGACCAGCGGCCTGGGCGGCTGGATCACCGATCTTGCCAAAAAACGGAGCGATGAGATCCAGAACAGCGGCTATACCGAGTATGTGAAGCCGTGGGAGAACATGGATCTCGGCAGCGCCTACACCAGAGGATATGATTGGGGTTCCAACCTCAGCCTTGGCAACCTGTTCGGGCCGGGCGGTCTTGGCGATCTGGGCGTTCCGCAGGCAGCAGATGTCAATTCCCTGCTGAATAATGTTGGCGCAATTAAGAACAACACCGGTAAGATCGCAAAAACGGTTGATCTTTCAGATGAGCAGCTCAAGATGATGGTTGATATTGCGGAACGTAAATTCGTGAACAACATCAACCTCACCTCGCAGGCCCCGGTCATTACTGTTCAAGGCCAGAACACCGGAAACACTGAAGCCGACCGCCAGAGCCTTGCCGATCTTCTGGGCGACCTCATTATGGAGCGCGTGCAGAGTGGCAGTGTCGTTGCGGTCAATTAAGGAGAATGTATGCCGAGCCTTTACCGCATTTATTTTTCACGGGACAGCACCGTGCTGTCCCTGCCCATCAACCCGGAAAAGCTTCCGGAGACCAAAGAATCCGACAATGGCGAGTATAATGTGCTTGGCCTTGGCCCTGTCATGCAGCCGCGCACGCCAAAGCTGCGTAAGGTAACGATCTCCGGTCTGTTTCCCGGACGCAGGCTCCCATGGATGAGCGCGGCCGTGTTTTTACCGCCATCGGTGTACATTACGTTTTTCAAGAGCGCAATGGATCAGAAAAGGCCCATCGTCTATACGCCGGTGCGCTATTATGAGAACGGCACCCCGTTTCTGGGTGGCGGCATGGGTTTTGAGTGCCTTGTTACCAGTTTCAAGACCGAGGAGCGCGGCGGCGAGACCGGCGACTTTTACTTTGACCTGACCATTACTGAATACAAGGACTTTTCACCGCAGAAGGCTGTTCTGCAGGGCAGCAGCGGAAACTTCTCGCCTGCAGCCACTACGGCATCCTCTGCGCTGAACACTGTCACGCGGGCGCTTTCTGCCGCTGCTGTCGCAACGTCTACTGTCAGTGCTGTAAAAGTGATCCTTACTCCAGCACGCAGCATCCAAAGCAGCAAACTCTATGTGGGTGCCCAGCGTAAGGCAAACGGGAAATATTACAGCACCAGCACTGCACCAACACCTGCCGGCACGCTCAGCGGCCAGCAGGTGCAGGTACGGCGCATCGTATCCCGCACAAACCCGCATCCGTATTGCGTGCAGGATCTTTCCGGGGTGGTATTCGGCTGGATGTCCGCTTCTGACCTCACGGAGGTGAACCGGTGAGCTATGAACTGATCGTGGGCCGCAAAACGCCCGGAGACCTGCTAAACCTCACTAACAGCGTAACAACCGCAAGCTGGATCACCCAGCGCACCGGGAATCCCGGCAAGCTTACCTTCACCTATCTGCGCACGCCGCAATCCAAAATCGAAGAGGGCGACGTTGTACGGTTTTCCGCAGATGGAGAACTGCAGTTTTATGGATGGGTATTCAGCCGCGGGCAGGACCGTTGGGGGCCTGTGGATGTGGTCTGCTATGACCGGCTGCGCTACCTGAAAGCAAATAACAGCTACACATTTTATGCCCAGAGCGCCGCCGACATTATCAAGCAGATCTGTGAAGACCTGCAGGTAGATGTGGGCACGCTGGCCGATACCGGCTACAAACTCCCCTCCCTCGTGATGCAGGATAAAAGCTGCATCGACATCATCAATACTGCCATCCAGAAGACCTTGCTGAATACCGGCACGGTCTTTGTTTTTTACGATTCTGGAGATGGTGTTGCTCTGCGCTCTGCAGCTGATATGAAGAGCGACTACATCATCGGCGAAAAGAGCCTGATGACCAACTACAGCTACAACACGTCCATTGACTCCCAGACCTACAACAGCATCAAGCTGGTGCGTCCGAACAAGGAGACCGGCAAGTCCGATGTTTTTATCCGAAAGGATTCGGACACCATTGCCCGCTGGGGCTTGCTGCAGCTCTATCAAAAGGTGGACGAAGCGGCCACAGACGCACAGGTCAAGGAGCAGGCAAAGGTCAGTCTGGAGTATTACAATCGCGTTCTGCAGCAACTCAAATTCACCTCGCTGGGTGTCAATAGCCTGCGGGCGGGACAGCTTCTTCTGGTCAATATCAATGATCTTGACGGCGACCCGTTCCGCAAGTATGTCATGCTGGAAAAGGTCTCTCATACGTGGGAAAACGATCTGCACACCATGGAACTGGAAGCAAAAGCTCTGTAAGGGAGGGAAATCTTTTGGACATCGTGGAAGCACTTTTGCAGCTGAACCGGGTTGCCGGAGACGTTGACCAGCCCACCGATCTGCAGATCGGCACCGTGGTAAAGGCCCCGCCCGATGATGATGTGCTGGAAATCTCCATCAACACGGAAATGGCTACACTGCGGCAGGATATTCTCTACCTTGCAGAGCCGGTCATTGAAAAGAAGATCCCGCTGCTGAAACACCGGCACGCCATGCCCCATATACACGCTGGTGTTCACGGCAGCACAGGCGGCCCATCGGAGCCTTACACTGGTTATTCCCTGCTCTCAGGGGGCGCAGACAGCTCTGTACAGAGCGAGGACATCAAAGGCTGGGAGAATGGAAAAGTCCTTTCACTGAGCAAGGATAAGAAATATATCATCCTCAACCCTGCCCTGAAAGCCGGTGACAAGGTGCTTCTTCTGCGTGTGCAGCGTGGCCAGAAGTTCGTCGTGTTATCTCGTGTATATGAAGGTGGTGATTAAATGGCTGTACTCCCGGAAAGCAGCATCGATTTATCGGGCGGCGTTGAGTTTGTCGCTCAGCCTTCTCTGACGTGGAAAATTGACCGTGCAGCTGGACGTATCGCCGGAACCTGCGACGGCTATGATGCCGTAAAGCAGGCAGTGGAGATCATCCTGAACGTAGAGCGCTATCGTTGGCAGATCTACCAGCCGGCAAGCGGTATGCAATGGGAAGGGCTGGTCGGACAGGATGCCGGTTATGTTGCCACAGAACTGCAGCGCCGTCTGCAGGATGCGCTGCTGGCAGACGACCGCATTATTGGCCTAAAAAACTACGAATACAGCATCAATGGGCAAAACCTGACGGTAAGTTTTACCGTCGAAACAGTCTATGGCGATGTTGAGACCGGAACGGAGGTGAAATTCTGATGCAGGATTTTTCAGCTGCAACCTATAAAAACATTCTCGATCACATGCTTTCCCTTGTGCCCGACACCTACGACAAGCGTGATACCAGCCCTATCCAGACCGCGGTAGGCCCGGCAGCCTACGTGCTTGAGGGCTTTTATCTGAGCCTCGACCTTGTGCAGAAACAGGCGTTCGTCCAGACAGCCTCCGGCGATTCGCTGGATCTTCTGGCAGTGCTGGCCGGTATCACCCGCAAGCAGGCTTCCGCCGCTGTAAAGATTGGCATCTTTGACTGTGCTGTCCCGATCGGTGCGCGGTTCTCAACGATCAACGGCACCGAAAGTATCAATTTTGTGGTTATCTCCACCATCACGGAGGGAAGCACCTACCGTCTGCAGGCTGAGACTGCCGGTGATATCGGCAACCGATACTCCGGCCCTGTCCTGCCGATCGATTCCATTGAAGGATTGAACAGCGCTCAGCTGACGGATCTGCTGATCCCTGGTGAAAACACCGAAGAGGATGAGCCTTTCCGCGCGAGAATCATTGAACGTCTGAACAGCCGCAGCTTTGGCGGAAACGTGGCACAGTACGTTGAGGAGATCGAAGCGATAGACGGCGTGGGTGCTGTGCAGGTCTACCCCGTGTGGGATGGCGGCGGCACGGTGTGCTGTTCCATCTTGGGAGCCGACTTCCTTCCTGCGTCCAGTGAGCTTGTGCAGGTGGCGCAGAACGCTATCGATCCACCGCCCGGTCAGGGGCTTGGCCTTGGGCTTGCGCCCATCGGTGCGCAGGTGACCGTCACAGCGCCGCAGACAGTGCCTGTAGACATTTCTGCCACGCTGACCCTTGCATCCGGACACGAACTTGAAACCGTACAGCAGCCTGCGCAGGACGCTGTCA